TTTAGAGTTCATCATCCTCGTCGTCTACTCTTTTGGCGTTCAGACCGTCATCCTTGAAGCCGAGCGCAGAATAGATGGCAAGCATTTGCCGGGACACCTGTACTTCCAGCGATACGCTGCGGTTTTCCACGAGCATTCCTCGTTTTTCATCCATCACGCAGACGCCTCGCGCTTCGATGTCGGCTTCCAGTTCCCTCCGCCGCTGCCAGAGGTCCATGTACTCTTCCACCTTGTCCGTATACATCGTTTCAATCAGTCCGCGGGCGACGAGGTTGTCCGTCAGCGCTTTTTTCAGCTTTCGATACGCAGCGGACGTTGATTTTTTTGCCATTTCACCAGCTCCTTTCGATCTTGGCGAACGATTGCGCGCGCACATGCGAAGAATATCGGCTTTGTCACCTACCCACCCGATTAGCGGGCAGGGGAAGAAGTTCGTTTTCTGAACAGGGGGGGTAGCAATTCGAGCGGAGCTCGAACTGCGTGAGTTCGCGCGTTTTCGCGCGAACTCGTACTCGCGCGTTTTCGCGCGAACTCGTACCGATGTGTTTATCGAGTCCATCCCATTGCTGTATAGCGCGAACTCGTACCTATGCAAAGGGCTTGAGCAACTGCTTATCCGCGCGCGAACCCGTACTCGCGCTTATAAAAACGTAACCTGTGTTAGTCCCAACGCTCGTCGGTGACCGATGCCTTCTCGGATTCGTTTTGCCGCCGGCTTTCGGGGTGGAGTGCTTCGTGACAGCGTTTGCAGACGCTTATAAGCTGTCGATTTTCCCCGTTCCATATGGACAGCGCGAGGTCGGGGCGATTTCTTAGGGGTTCGATGTGGTGTACAATTTCCGCGCGGCCGTACCGTCCGGCCGCCTTGCAGCGCTG